ATGGTAATACTAATTACAGAAATGGAATGGACGAATAAATTAAGTTTAAAATAAAATAATCAATAGTATTATAATGCTTGCAACAATTTTAAATTGGATCCATGTATTTTTTCTATTTATACCGGTTCTAATTTATACAATACCAAAAAATATGATGCCCCATAGTTTTATATATATGTATCTATCTATTATGTTGGTTCCCTTACACTGGGGATTATTCGATGATATGTGTTTATTTACAGTATTAACACAGAAAGTAGGTGGGCTCAAAGATTCCAGCACAGATTCGGCCTTTTCTGAAGTCTATATGAGGTGGTTATATGAACCTTTTATGTATTTATTTGGATTAGAATGGAATAATAAAAATCTAACTAAAACGATATACGTACACTGGATAGTAATCTTTATATTGCTATGGTATTACGTCTTTTTTTACAACAAAAATCTTTTATGCGGTGTAGAACTAGAGTAGAGTCCCAATGATTTCGCGGTTTTTAAGGTGTGCGTCTTTAATATCATCTTTATTCTGGCCATTATATGGGACAGCAAAGTGGTTATGGCATAGCCATCCATTAATATTTGTTTCGGTTTCACCATCAATGACCCATACTTCGGCTAGAACTCGTCCATATTTATCACTGGTGTTGCCTTTTTTACAGCGGATTTCAAGATGAATATCATCTTTATCAGATTCGATTGCTTTGAGGCACCATTCGCGTAGTTTTTTTTTACTTTGTAGTCCATATTTTTTTTCTTCTTTATCAGATGTTCTACTTTCGGGTGTATCTATACCAAGAAGTCTGCATCTTTTACGAGTTAGGACATCAAATCCCAAATCGATACAGACATCAATGGTATCGCCGTCTATAACCCTTTCTAGTGAACATTTATATCTAATTTCGCAATTTTGCTGGACGTAATCCATTACAATAAGAATTTATATACCCTTATATTATTTTATTTAATTATTATATGTCGAATATTAAAAGAACTAAAAAAAACAAGAAATATAATTTGGTTTATATGGCTAAACCTGTTTATGGTGGTTGGGTTTCTTTTACATCGCACCTTGCGTTAAAAAAGGATTATAAATTGTACCGGATCTCAAATAAAACAGAGTCTAAGGAGCGTCCATATGGTTATGGTGTAAATTATAGGAATCTTTCTATAAAAGATGTTGTAAAGTTACCGAATTTGCTTATAACTGCTGTTGATAAAAAATTCTATGAATATTTGCCATTTATAAAGGGTGCAACAATAGTTATTCATGACCCAACAGAATTAAAAGAAGAGGTTTTAGATTTTATTAAAAGAAACAAGGTTATAACAATTAGAAAAACAGTCCAGAAACTATTAAAGGAAAAGCATGGTATTAAAAGTAAATTTTTGTATCACCCACTTTATGAATTTCCATTTGACAAAACTAGTATAAAGAAAAAAACCAGGAATATCTCTATTTCCAGAGTAGATTTTGATAAAAATACCCATTTAGTAGTTGAGGCCAATAATAAATTGGCGAAGAAAAATCAGGTAGAAATCTATGGTGCTCTAAATGATTTATATATATATCATAAATTAAGACATACTAATTTTAGTAAATATTATAAAGGAAAATTTGGGAAGGATTTTGAAGATCTAAAGGGATTATTAGATAATTGTAAATATATGGTAGATTTATCTTCTATAAAAAATGATGGTGGTGGTAGCCAGTATACATTTTTAGAGGCGATTTATATGGATTGTATATTGGTTTTGAATTCTAAGTGGGTAGATAATGTGAAAACACCTTTTAAGGATGGTGTGAATTGTTTTGTAGTTTCGTCAAGTGAGGAATTGGTAAAATTATTAAAAACAGATATATCTGAAAAAAAACACAAGCAGATAACAACTAATGCTAAAAAATTATTGAAGGACCATACAAGCAGTCGTGGATGGTAATTAATTAAAGTTTATATTTAAAATTTATATAACGGATATTATTATAATAACATAATGAGTTTTACTATTTCTAGTTATGATGAGAATCAGGTTAATGTAGGACTTTCATATACAAGCAAAGAGGCATTATATTGTTTAATTTATATTAAACTAAAGGAAAATATCTATAATAAAATGGAATTTTTGGATAGTGTTGCAAAAAGTCAGAAGATGATGGGTGTGTTTAAAGATGCCATGTTTATATCACATCCATCTAGTTATAATATTATTCAGATGTTTATTGAAGATAAAGATTTTAATGTTATAATTAATCGTCAGTTGGTTGATTTCATGATTATATTTTTAGATAATTACTCATATCAAATTCTTAAACCAACTATAAATTTTATAATAGACAATTATTTTTTAAAATCACAATATCTAGAAGCATCAACAACAAGTGATATCATGTATCAAAGAAAGGAGAAACATTTATTAAATCTAACCTATTTTTTAATAGAACTATTTAATAAAAAATTTAAAAATTCAGTGGATTCAACATTTAAAACATATATAGTTGATAAAATAGTACATCTTTTAGATATAGGTGTTATCAATTATTATGAAGAATTAAATCTACGTAGAGCAGATCTTATTATATTACGGAGTGAACTAGAACAAGTAAGGACAAATGAAGAGTTAACTATTTTAACAGAAGAAAAAAATGATATAATAAAAAGGAGACTTTATCTTAATAAAATATTGGGAGAAATGTATTATTCGGTAGGAGATTTTATAGATTATTTGATGGAAGATTTTTATAAAATAAGGAATAGAGATGTTTATAATATAATTTATGTTTATAAAAAGAATAATCCCTTTTTCTATAAAAATATATTTCATTTTATAACATTTTCTAAATTAATCATGCAATCTATATCAATCCATAGTAAAGAATTTATTATAGAATATAGTAATTTCTATTTCGATTTAACACTAAAATCTATAAATAATGAATTTCTTAAACACATATCTTCTACAGTATTTCTTAGAGAAATATTTAATACTGCTTATAATATTTCTAAAACAGATATAGATATTGACTTGTATTTATTAAATATAGCAAGTATTGTTGATAAGATGGAAAATAAAGGTTCAATAATACGTATTGTAAATACAAACTTTCAGAAAAAAATAGCTTATACATTTCTTAGCCAGATTAAACAGGTGGCATCATATAAAAATGAGGTTGTCATTGCATATCTAACATTTATAGGAAAAATTAATAAAGATATTCTATTATCATATGAAATAAGAAATATTTATATAGAAACTATTTTCACTTTATTTAATTCTATTTTTAAAAATAAAGTAATACTCGGAAGTAATAAACCTCTAGCTGATTTATTAAATAAAATAATATATAGTTTTATTTCAAAATCTTATAATTCAGTTCTAGACTATTTTTCATCAGATATAAATCCATTATGTACTTCGAGTTGGGATAATTATAATGAAATTTATAATAATAAAAATTATTTGTTTACAAATTTTGCAGAAACGATTAAATTACAGATAGATTATAAAACCAGCCAGAATTTATCTAGAGATCCGATTTGTAGTAGTATAATAGAATGTCCTGTAAAAATACCAGATACTGATATTTATATGGACCGCTATATAATAAGTAGATGTTTGATGGAAAAAGAAGAAAATCCATTTAATAGAACAAAATTAACTCTTAATGATATCAAAATTAAATTTTAAATATTAAAAATAATAATTAAAAAAAAAATTGATTTTAGGAAATAACAATATAAGTAAGTATAACAAGATGTCCCAATCTAACCATACTACGCAACCAGTTTACACAGTCAACGCATTCTACGATGGAAACTTTATGTTTCAAACAGATTGTAGTCATAACAAGGAGGATATGGAAGAAGTTCTCCATAACTGCACTACAATGGACCCTAGTCTACTAGAGTTTCGCATGTTCAAATCTGAACCTCAGGGAGAATTGTATTACAATGAATCTTATAATCTAGAACTATATGATATGACCCTTGAGGTGTTTAAGGGTGGTCTCCTCCTCCGTCCAGCTGAGGATGATTGGAGGGCTGGAGAAAAATATTTTATGGGAGGATGGTGGATTGAGAAGCATGATGCCTGGTTCTTTAAGATGTCTGAGTTGAACACACTTGTTGAACTTGGTGCTGAATATATTTCTGATATTGTACTTGTTGATAACCATGAGGTTGCTGTAGATACTGAAACATATACAGATACTGATGGTGAAAGTTCGGTGTATAGTACAGATAGTGAGGAAGATGATACAACCAGCCAATATAGTGACGAAATGTCTACAGATGAGGATTCTGATTATAGTGAAGAAGGTGAGAATGTTGACCTTACAAGTCTAGATATTACTACATATGGTAAGGGTTATCTTGTCCGTGCTCCTAAGGATCATCCGGATTACGGTAAGAAATATTACGGTAGTGGATGGTGGATGGAGTCGCAGGAAGGCTGGTTTTTCAAGAAAGAGCACTACGATGAACTCATCCATCACGGTGCAGTCGAATATTCTTCCGCCCTCCTAGAATGGGTTGTTGAATATGGTCGTGGTTTCCTTCTTAAGCCTCTAAAGTCTCATCCTCAATATGGTGCTAAATACTACCGTAATGGTTGGTGGATGGAATCCCAAGAGGGGTGGTTTTTCAGGAAGGAACATGTTGATACTGAAACCATGACTGTTATGTAGATATATTATTAAAAGTGTGTGTGTGGTATATATTATTATATAATTTATTTTTTTTTTTATTTTTTGTTATTGTATTTAGTTACAATAATTAAAATACTTTTCTGCCATATAATTTTACAATTAATTTTCCAGATTTTAGGTCACAACCGGATAAATTAGTTAGTCCCGCTGAATAGTACATTAGGTATAAGTAATTATCAGTTAAAACAGTTGTATCTATATTTTGTGGCCCAAGGGTGGGAGCAACTGGGCTATAATTTATAGAAAAATTTGTTCCTACTGATAACAAAGACCCTGGAATAATAAGCTGGGTATTTGATGTAACAGATGGATTCAGTGTGGAAGCCACAATGGTATTAGAAGGAGAACGTAATATTCCTATATTCCAAGTATTGGGAAAAGAACCCTGTTCAACTTCAAATCCTCCTTGGTCTTCAAAAAAGGTAGGTTTCTCCACACAAAATAGTTCTATTTTATATACGATTCCATTAATAGCTTCTGTTATTTTATAAAAATATTCTTCGGCGGTGGCTACTTCGTTGCAAATAATACCACCAGTTGTATAATCCGTGCCATCTACTGTAAAAGGGTTTACTAATGTGCTAGGATTAGTAAATAAATTTTGTAAATCCATCTCTAATGTTGTAACTATTTCTCCTGATGTTAAATTAGTATACATATTGAATGTTTCTAAATTATTAAATCCAGAACCGATTTGTGTCTCCGCATCGTTTTTATCTTTACCTTCATTAAATTTTACTATATTAGATCCAGAATCAATTATAACATCTCCAGTAGGAGTTGTAATATTAATATTAGAGCCAGAATCAATTATAACATCCCCGCCAGTCGCTGTAATATTTACATCACCTGTGTTACTAGATACGGTACAATCCGTTTCGCCGGATATACCAACTTCATCATTTGATTTGTTTAAAACAGTAGAAAAGTCAATGCTTTTTGTGTAATTAAATTGGCCATCTCCACAGTTCTTTTCAATAACCATTATATATAATAATTTAAGAGATATTAATTATAATAACTAATAGTATAATAATGGCTAAAGATTTTTTAAAAAATAACAAAAACTTTAATTTATATAATCCAGACCCAACTATTTTTGATTATTTTGAAAAAAAAAAGACAGTAAAGGAATTAAATAATTCTGGTGAATTAGATTTCGGAAGAACATATGGTCCTATTTATATAGACGAAAAATTTGATGGATGGATAACAGATATGGTGTTAAGAATAGAACTCCCAAGTCTTATTGAGGCTGATCCAGGAGGCAATGGTTATCTTAATTGGGTAGATAGTATAGGGCATTCTATAATCGAAAGTATTACATTAAAGGTATTCGGAAAGGAAATAATATCATCACAAATAGATTATGGGTTATGGTTGGATATACATAATGAATTAAATGACGAAAATAATGAAGAATGGTCATTAATAGGAAAAAATGCTGATTATGAAACAATGAAAATATATGAAACTTCTAGAAATGTTTTATATATTCCATTACATTTTTGGTTTTCAAAAAATAATGACAGTGCTTTTCCACAATTTTTGGTAAATAAAAGTAATAATATTAGAGACATGTGTCTTTCGTTAACTATTAAAACCCGCCCTATTCAGGAACTAATTAATTCTTCTGGGAATGTTGCTTATTCTACATATAAAGATAAAAAAATAACAAGTATAGATATTATATATGATAGCATAAGAGCAGAAAATAATAATAATGATATAGAATTAACTAAAACTATCGATAATTTATATAATTCATATAAAAATGTAAATAATCCATACCGTATTTATTTTGATAATTATAAGATGCATCATCAATTATTAGATACAATTGTAGATTGTTCTAATATACTAGTCGATGGTCCAGTAAAATATATATATTTTGTTATAAGACATAATAATAGAATAGATAGAGATATAGATATTACCCAGACAAATTTAGCTATACCATTGAATGAGAATGATGAAACAAATCAGAATGATATATTTAATTATAGTAATATTACTCCTAGTTATTGGGGAACATATGACACTTTTAAAAATTTAACTGTATATGTAGAAAATAATAGCAAACATTGGGTTACTGATAAGCCTAAATTAGATTCAATTTATTATAGAAAACTAACTTCATATATATCAAAAACACATATTCCTAAAAAAAATATATACACAATTGATTTTTCTAATTCTAAGGATATAGGAAATTATGAAATAAATGGATATCTAAATAATAATAGCAATAAAAGAAGGAATGTTCATTTGGAATTCGAAGTTCCGATGGCAGATTCTACTATAACTTTAATTTATCATGTGATTAATTATTTAAATGTACATGTTGATAGTGAGAATAAACTTAAATGTGTGAATCATTGGGATAATACACTAGCAAATAGTAAAAATAACACTACACTTTCTAATGATTTAAAATTAAGTAGTAGTATGAATAATACGACGGGTATTGTTTCGTCAGATATATGGTATAATCAAGGAATAGGTACAACCCTACTAGGATTAAATCCACAATGGGATCAAAATTTTGGTGAAATTGGCCGGATTGCTAATTCTAATAATAAATTTACAGCTCCGAATGTAGGATTAAAACTTTCAATTTCTCTCGAAGGTATTGCAACTCAGAATTATTTACCAACATTAGAACAAACCAAAAGTATTTTTGGATTTTCTAATACATTTGGAGAAGATATTATAGAGATTATCAATGAAGATGTATATTATTTTAGGAATTATGGTGTAATTAGAATTAATAAAAATAAAGATAATAATAATATTTATAAGAGTTTTTTAAATGTTAGTTTAGAAGAAGAATATCATTCAAGTTTAACTATATTTACAGGAAATAAAATTCGCCCGAATGAATTTCTACAACTTAATATACTAAATAGTGATGTAATCTCATTTAATAAGGATTCATTTGAATGTTTTTTGACTGGAAATGGAAACAATACAATTCTGAAGCATTCTATTAATAAAAATACTTATAAAAAAATTAAATTGCTAAACAATGGAAATAAAGATACAGATCTGCTACCAGGTTCATTCATATATTTTGAAAAAAATAATAATATGGTAAATGTTAAAATGGTTCTAAGATGTTCGAATAGTATAATTACACCTATATTGGGATAATTATTTAAAGAATTTTATGTATTATTAATAATGAGTGAACTAGGTTGTTTAAGAAATAAAAGATATAGAGATATCACAGTTACTAAACAATTAAAAATTAACAATAGTTTAAATGCAGAAACCGTAAAGTCTCCATCTTCGACAAATGAAATTACTACTAATTATACAAATGATTTAAATATAGAAAATTTAGAAGTTGAAACTTTAGTTAAACCAAATAGTTTAGAAGGAAATAAAATAAATTTAAAAACAAATTTACCAATTTTTGATCTGAATGGAGCTACCGAGATAGACGTTGGTTCTAATTCGACATTTATTATAAAAACAAATTTTGTTTTTAATGCGTATAATGAAAGTGGTGTAAGAATTAAACTAACCGGTACAGAAATAGATAAATCAAAAAGATCAATTATAGATGTTAATTTACTACAATATGACCCGGTAGTTATAACTAACGATAATATTTATTATACTCAAGATTATGAGTTATATTTTTTTCAGTTACCGGATGGGACTTATGATTGGCCACTAGTAAAAACAGAAGTAGAGGCAGATTTAATTGCAGACGTTTATTGGGGTCCGAGTCAGATTCCAGGTGGTTACACTACTACTATGTTTCCTTCTAGAGTAATAAGGACTATCGATGGTGTAGACTATTATACTTCTGGTATATGGGATGAGCTAATAGGTATAAATCAGTCAGGGCCTCCACCAGAGAATTATCAGCACAATAGGTTTGGTTATTTTGATGGTATACCTAAGTGGATAAATGCTGCAACACAACTACCTGGTATTCCAATGGTATATGGTTCATTTGATGGAGAATTTACAGATTCGGATTATGAAATTATTATAAAAAATATGGATAATGAAGCAAGGGTAAGTGGAACATTATTAATAAGTGTAAATATCACTGATTTAAAAATTATTTAAAAAAATAAATTGCCTTTTTATAATGTCGGAATTAGGGTGTTTACAGAGTATAACTTGTAAAAATGCTTTAATAAATAATATAGATGTTGAAGATTTGGATGTCAATGAACCATTAACTATAGATACATTAAACGATGGTTCTATAAGTAATCTTACACTTAAAAGTGCAACGGTTAATCAAAATTTAAATTTTAATGAACTAGAAACCGAAAAATATTCTATAAGGGTTAGTTCTGATGATATCATACTTAATGCTACTTTGACTGATACAACATCAAATTTTGGATTTGGTTCTGATGTATATGTTTATACATTAGATGGTTCAGGTATAAATAGAACGACAAATCCTAAATCGGTAGAAATAACCGCACTTTTAACACCAGATATTGTTCCAGGAGGAGTTGCATGTATTGGCTTAACTGATTTTAGATTTGAAGAAGGTGGTGATATTAAGACAATTAATCATGTAAATTTAATTGATATAACTCCTGATGCGGAGGCAAAATTAACTGGGTTCTATAGGAATACACCTTCAGATATAAGAAATGTGGACTATAATACTTTTTATATTACAATAACAAATATAGGAACTGTAGATATCTTAAGAATACGGTTTAATATTACTTCTAATAATGTGAGTTCCATTATCCCTACCCAATCAATGTTATTACAAACCCAAACTATAACCCAAAATGAAGGAACACCATTATCATTAACTTATAGAGGTGTAAATGATTATAATATATATACAATTACAGGAATGCCCAGTGGATTTTCTGATACTGGTACTGAAATTTCAGGAACACTTGAAGCTATTACCAATGGAGTTGATGTACAGAGACAAATAACAGTGACGCAAATTAATCCATTTGGTAATAGTATTAATCCAGTAACAATTACAGTGAATATTACTATAGATATTGTTAATCTTCCAGACAATGATATAGCTTCCTTAACTATTTGGGACACAGCTATTCACATGACTGGTACAAGTGAATATTTAAAGCAAAACAATATAGATTTTTATAGTACTACAATTACCCAGCCACTAAAATTAGGAGGGAATCAGGCTGTTTCAATTGGTGGTGTAAATGGTAAAACTTCCGCCGCCACTACTGCACGACCCTGGGCTGTAGCATGTGTTGTTTATGTAGATACAAGTGTTTCAAATTATAGTAGCTATTGGGCACAAACCTTAAATCAGACAAGTAAAATACACTTTATAAGAGAATATTCAGAGCTAAGATTCTCGTGGGGATTTGAACCATCAACAGGTGGAGGAGGTTATGGAAACGATAAAGTCGTTATGGTAGCTTGGGGTGCTCCAACACCAGGATGGTATGGATACTATATAGAATCAGATGGATATAAAGACACCCATCCTGATATTACTAATCAAAAATTGATAGATTCGATTAGAATAATACAGGTAGATTTGACTAATGGTGCTTTAACTG